ATAAAACGAATCACGACGAAGATGACGCATGGCTCCGCGTACAACACGATCTTGGAATTTGTCATCTGCAAAGAGATCATAAACAGAATAACCATTATCCTTTTCTGTGTAATTGATACGAGTCTTCATCATGTTGGAGAACCACTGATCTGCTTCTCCACCAATTCTAGCCTTATTAATAATTACATCATCAACAGTTCCATCTGTGTTTAGATCATCAGTATGAGTAAACTGAGAAACTGGATATGTTGTCATCTTATTGAATTGATCAACAATATCTGTTTCATTCTTTCCTGTGCGTGGAGGACAACCATAAGTGTCCCACGAATGCAGAATCTCTCCACGCATCTCCTTTACCCACTCCTTAAAATCATCAGGAGTCATTGCAAGAAGATCCTCAAAAAGCACATTGACTTTTGAGTTGATTATGTAATCGTTTCGTTCGTAAAATCCGTAGTTATTCATGCTCCCACATTCCAAAATAAAACTGTTTTGTTTCGACTGGCATACTTCTTTATAAATTCCCAAGCCTTTGCATCATATGTTGGTGCGGATGGAAACGGAGGAAGAACTTTTGTTGGTTTGTTGAATGGTATTTCACATTCATAAATCTTTGCTCTTCCATAGTTTCCCTTATGTCCAACTGTAACAACATTGAAGTTTGTTTCTGGCCATGCAAGTTGTAATCCGCGAGTAAGAGTACCGCTAGATCCAACCGTCCATACTTCATCAGGAATCATACCGATATTATAACGAGCAACTTTAACAATGCAAGCCAAAACATCAGGATGATCTCCACCGATTGGAATCAATATACGATTGCTAGGATCTTCTTTTACATAATCTTTTGCTCTCTTCTCCGTAACACTCAACATTCCATTTGGAACCCAACGCATATCTGCACCAGAATCAATTGCTTCCTGCTGATAAGGATGTAGTTTATTCATGTCTCGTTGAGCCATAAAGATTACAGCCTTCTTACCATGTCGAATGGCTGCTTTTGCAAAACTGATCTGAGCATAACCAGTAGCCGGAGAACTACCATACACAAACTCTTTGTATGGCCATGCTTCAATCATATGATCGATGAATCGCATCTTTGAACCACCACCAAGAAGATCATCGCGCACAACATAAATTCCCTCTTCTTGTGTAATAATAGGAAGAGGATTGGGATCTTCCCAACCCTCAACCATGTTCAAATAGTCATCGGGTGTTGCTAAAATCATGACACATTTAGTTTACTGAAGTTCTTCTTCTTTTCAAGAGTAATAACCGTAGAAAACTTGTCAATCAGGGAGTCGGCTCTGTGTGAAATGACAAAGATGTTTGTCTTTGAATCTAACCCAGTTAGAAGTTTCATAAACTCCTCAGCACCCACGGCATCTAGAGATGAATCAAACACTTCATCTAGGATTAGAAGATTGCAGTTGGCACTATTCTTTACACGGGCAACTTCACGCCAAGCCAACAGAAGAGACAAATCAATCCGCATCTTTTCACCTTCGCTAAAACTCATGTAACTAAAGGTATCACGATTACGGCTCTTAATTGTTTCATTGAACTCTTCGTCTAGATTGAACTGGGCAAAGAAATCCATAGCAGATAGAAACTTGTTTACTGTCTTATTAATGATTGGCAAATAGTTCTTAATGATCTTGCCCTTGATACCTGAGTCACGCAGAAGAACGGAAGCAATATCCATACATCGAATATTTTCCTGAAGAGCCTTACGATCTTCAGTGATCTTGTCAATCTTGGTTTGAATCTTCTCTAGTTCTTTTAATTCAGATTCAATCTCATCACCGCTAACATTTGATTGCTCAAGATCCTTCGTCAGTTCTTTAATGTTCTTTAGCACACCATCATAAGAAGTATTTAATTGAGCAATAGACAACTTAAGGTTGCGAATCTCTTCTAAAGTTTTTTCGTATTCTTCTAGTTGAGTTTCTTCTGAGTCTAATTTAAAAGAGAGTTCAGAAAGAGCCTTAGTATACTCTTCTAATTTGCCATTCTTAGTCTCTACTTGGTCTTTCTTAAACTCTTCAGTAATCGCCTGCTTGCATACTGGGCAATTATCATTGTCACGGTAAAACCCAATTTCTTTATTGCAGTTGTCGTGATTTTGTGAAATCTGTGTTTTAAGTTTTTCAAGTGCTTTGATTACCTTTTCTGTCTTTGCTTTTGCCAATTGATCAAATGAAATGGAAGCAAGTTTTTCTTCTTGCTTCTTTTTCTTTTCCATCAGATCATCACAGGTTTCATTCAAAGTCTTTAGTTTGTCTTTAATCTTTCCTGTAGATTCACTGCTCTTATTCTTTAGAGACTGAATGAATTTCTTTTTGAGATTCATAGTCTCATTGTTTAAAGACAGATCGTTATCATAGGCAGAAAGTATAGACTTTGCTTGTGTTATTCTTCCTTTGAGAATTGTATTCATACTTGTGAATACATTGATATCAAGAATGTCTTCAATTACAGACCTTCTATCGGCAGCAGGAAGTTGCATGAACGGAACAAAAGAAGAACTACCAAGAATCACAACCTGTGTGAATGACTTGTAATTCATTCGTAGAATCTGTTCTTCAAAATGATCTTGATAATCTTTATTCTTTGCAGATTGATTAATCATGTTTCCATTATGGAAAATCTCAAATACTTTTGGAGCCAAACCACGACGAACAAGATACTTATCCTGTCCAATCTCAAAATCTAATTCAACTAAACAATCCTTCTTATTGATTGTATTTACAAGTTGAGGAATATTGATCTTACGGAATGGTTTGCCGAATAAAGCAAATGTGATTGAATCTAGAAAAGCAAAAGACTTACCGTTACCATTTGTACCAGAAACAAGTGTATTCTTTCGGGTATCAAGATGTATTTCAGTGAAGTTATTACCAAACGATCCAAAGTTCTTAAAACGAATTTTCTTAAATACGATCATACGGAAAGGCTCTCAATATAAAGTTCGTGAATCAACGACTTCAGTTTACCTTTATCTTCAGAAATTTCAAGTTTATCAATCTCTTCATTGATAATACTCATTGTATCTTGCGCCACATCAACCGCATCTTCTGATGTCTCAATCATTTCTTCAACAATGTTTAGATTGATAACACCAGCCTGAACCATACGGTCTACCCACAGATCAAACTTAACAGGATCTGCTTTCTTTGCAACCAGAACCTTTACATAAGAATTCTTATAAGAAGCAAAATCTATGCCCATTGGGTCGGACTTCGAATCATCGTAAACCATAACATGATAAATGCGATCATGGTTTTGAATAAATTCTAGTTCTCGTGTTTGTGTATCAAGAACATGGAACCCCTTGTCCAATCTGGCATCAGAGAATGTAATTTGATACTGTGTTCCTAAGTAGTGGACATTCTTCTTTGATGCTTTGCCATGAAAATGTCCAGATAGAACCATCTCATAGCAGGCAAAAATTTTATCTTCCATCCCACCTTCAAAGTTGATTCCTTGAATTACTTCATAACCATTCAGTTCAAAATGCCCGCAAATAATTGATGCAGGACAACTCTTGATGAATGTTTGAAATTGCTGTTCATTTTCTTTATTGATCCACGGAACCATAGCAATCTTGAGTCCATCGATCTCAATAACTGTTGGTTCTTCATATAAGTAAATTGACTTATACTTATCGTGGAACAATTCACGGATGCTGTTTACATGGTTTGTGTTCTTAAAGAATGTATCGTGATTGCCTAAAATGCAATGAAACTCTACACCATTAGCATCAAACCATTCAACAAATCTCTTTCGAACTTCAGCCAATGTATTGAAGTTCACATACTTACGGCGATCCATTAGATCACCTAAATGCAGAACTTTAGTGATACCGTGTTCCTTGCAGTAAGGAAAAAATTGTTTCTCAAAAAATGACATGAAGTATTCGAGAAACAGTGGCGAATCATTACGAGCGCCAAAGTGGGTATCATTAATAATTGCAATCTTCATTTCTTTCGCTTTTTATTTTTCTTCTTTGGTTCAAACTTGATTATATCATTTTCTGATATTTGGAAGTGTTCAGTTATGGCTTCTTGAACTGTATCTTTCTCAAAATAGTTTTCCTTAAACCATCGGTGGAAAGATCCATCGTCTAGGAGTTCTGTCATCTTCAGTTTGATGTATGCTTGTTTCTTTTCCTTTTCAATCCGTCTTAAGAATGCATAATAGATGATCTGAGTGAAATAGGAAAATGGATTCTTTGATTTTTCTGGGTCGAAGTTATGGGCATACATCAGGCAGTTTTCTATGCCATCAGATACCATCTCTTCCCTATAAGGATAGTTCATAAAGTTGGCTTTACGAGATAGATGCTCTGCGATATTCATGAAGCATTCACCGATATAGTTTGTAATGGGAGGACGAGACTCGTCTGACTCCTCTGCATCTTTGCAGAGTTGCTTCCACTCTACCATTTCTTTATAGAAAGCCTTATTGTCAATATAGTGATCTTTTTTGACTTCTTCTATTTCCGGTTCTTCTATAACTTCTTCCAATTCTATATCTTCTAGATCGTCGTTTTCTTCTTGTTTCTTTTTCTTTTTAGCCATTGCATTTCCTATGTTGTTGGGAGAAAACTATAAAATCTACAGGAACATCCTCTGGATTCTTTTCTGCTCTCTTTTTTGCTTTTTCATATTCTACATCAGTAAGAAGAAGAGGTGTTACTTCTCCATCAGAATCAACATGCCCAACAAAATAATACGAACTATTTTCCGTTGGTTTTTTGTTCTTATTCAGTATTTTCTTTTTAGCCATAAGTTATTTCCTATGAGAGTATTATAACACGCCTATGAGAAAATCAAGAAAAATCACTTGATTTCTCTTGACGACTTTATTACACTTTCTGTGTATGGTATGAGAAAGATATTAGTTTCTCTAAGATACTTAATAATACTCTGAGTATTACATATACTCATCAGAGGACGGATCTGGGTTCCAGTCAGTCCATTTATTACCAAAATCTTCCCGGTCTTTTTGTTCTCCGGTATATTTTTGATCATTAATTGATTCACGATTATTTTTCTTCTTCTTTGGTTTATCCAAGTTGAAGTGTTTTATCATATCCATAATATCACGAGGGTCAATCATTCCTTCGTTAATCATAAAAGCCAAGGCTTGTGGAGAGAAGACCATACTCATATGGATTACTTCTTCCTTTACTTTTTTCTTTTTCTTACCTGGCTTAGAATCATTCTTTTTTGGTTCTGTCATACCATTAAAAATAGTGTCGAACATTTCAGATATCATATCTTCATAATCAGCGGCATTCATGTCTTGCTCGGGTGTAATTTTTGGTTTTATCTGATTAGTAAACTCATCAAGTGGCGTTTTTTCATAACCACCCTGTCTTTCTTTCTCAGCCAAATAATACGACACAACATCTTGAGTTGGCTCTAAAATAGTAGCAATAAAATCTGATGGAATGGTTGTTTCTGTTTGGTTACCAAATGCTAACCAATTCTTAAGAACAATACCTTCCTTTGGCATACCCATTGGATCAGGAAGCACTATTGACTTAAATACCATAGGCTTAAGAAGAGTCACTTTGTCATTTTCAGAACTAGCAATCTCAGCAATCAGTTCTTCACCACTTCTTAGTTTGATTACTTTATAGATTTGTTCCATTCAGTTCTCCTTGAGTTGAAGCGACACCAACTTATACTTAAACTTCTCTTTAGTATATATTCGGATGCGCTCATCCATATGGTTCAGCGAATGGTTTCGATACTTCTTATGGCGCAAGTCATCACCAATATCGTAAACATTCACCGCAGTTTTTGTTTCACTTTTGCGTAGACCTCTTCCAATCGATTGTAACACGCGTACAACAGATTTCGACGGGCTAGCAAATACGACATTGTGAATATTACGAATATTAATACCAGTTGAACAGGTTCCATAGGAAGCCAAGAGGATTGAGTTGTCATTTCTATCTACTACCTTTCGTATTTCTTCTCGTTGATCCACATCAGTTCCACCGTGAATAAAGTAAATGTCTTTATCCGGTATTTCTTTTTTGAACATGTCATAGAGAGGCTTACCATGCAACTCTACAAAGTTAAATAAAACTAATGTATTACCTTTAAGACTAGAGCAAAGATTCTTTATAAATTTGTTTCGTTTGTTATTAAGAATGATCCACTTTATTTCTTCTTTGTACAGCATTCGTTTTGCTTCTTCAATGTCTCGATCAGAGTATTGAAGTAGAATGCAGTCAATAGACAGATTTGATAAGAGGTTCTTCTCAATGAGTGTAGCGGTTGTAGTAACATGTAATACCCTTCCAAATAATCCCTCTACCACTAGTTTGTGTGTATGGGTTCCATCAAGTGTTCCAGTTGTACCAACACGAATTGGACAACTTGTAAGTTTGGACATAAGCAATGATAAAGATTTGGCTTTAAACAAATGACATTCATCACCTACTACCATGTCAAATTGATCAAAGAATTCTTTTGGCATCTTATAGATGCTTTGCCAAGTAGAAATAACCACACGCTTATGCGTATCTTTTTCTTTACCAGATGAGATCGTATAGCAGTGTCTTCCAACAGACCATTTGTTTTCCTTTGAGTAATCCTCAAAGTCACTGTACATCTGTGATACAAGACCAACAGTTGGAACTACAACTAGAATTTTTTTCTCTGGCTTAATATGATCCAGAAAGAATCGCATCAAGCAATAAATGATTAATGATTTACCACTGCCAGTTGGACATAATAGAAGAGTTCTTTCTTTCTGTATGGCATGTGTAATTGCTTTTATTTGATAATCGTGTGCGCTGATTCGTTTACCAGACGCAGTTGGTCGAATGAATTCTTCGACATACTTAGTCACTTGTTCTTCTGTATAGTTTTTATCAGAATGCTGTGGATATTCGATTGTATAGTTTCTATCGTTGGCAAACTTGACTACATAATCCAACAATCCTGCATAGATTGTATGTGTAAACAAATTGAATAACCGAATCTGTCCATCCCAGATTTTGTTCTTATAAGCAGGAGTAAATTGATAATTAGGTACTGCAAAGGTGAAGTATTGGTTCAGTTCTTTGGCAATACTTCTTTCACAATTAACTTTGATATAAACAGAATCTAAGTCTTCAATCACTAAATCCATACCAGTATTTATTTACTGGCCGTTAGTGAATTTTGCCCAATCAATGATAGAACGAATGTTCCATTGACGATTATTGATGATCTTTACCACATTCTCTAGGTAACTGACTTTTTCCCGCTGGTATTCAACCTTGAGTTTTTGTTTAATTACTTGATCATCGGCTTCAATAAAATTATCCATATCATTCTTTAGGATATGGAGATCAAATTGCTCCCAACCATTATCATCCAATTCATCTTGGCTCATTTTACCACTGAAGTACAACCATTTCTTCTTACGAAGAACAGCCAATTCAGATTCCATACGAGCAAGAGATAATTTCTCTTCCATGAAGAAAAGAAGATACTTATTGTGTATTTGGGGAGTACGAGCAGATTCCTTGTCGAGTTGTGTCTCGTCCAAAGCGATATCTTTTTTGACCATTTCTTTAAGATCATCAAAAGTCATAACGAACAGTATATCTCAGATTATGATGAAGTCAAGACTTTGAACTCGTAATATGTGTATTTAAAACTGGCTGTAGCAGTCAATGGAACATTGTCTGTGGCTGTGATTGCAAATGGTATCTCGGATAAAGCAATAGGAAATGCGTTTCTAAATACAACTTCAAATTTGCCTTTATAAGCACTATTGGTTATTCTGAGAGTTATATCAGAGAATCGATCATGATATGCTACTGTATTGGCTGTGCTTGTGTAGTTACCTATGGTGGTTATCCAGTGATAGATTTCTTGCCATCCTCTTAGATCTTCATCTAATGTGAATTTAACATTCAACGGCATAAATGTATAAGCATTTCCCGGCAGTGGAATGGTTGTACTTAAAGTTGTTGGTTGAATCAACTCAGGCATAGAAATAGCAGGGCAAGTAACTTCCTGAGCAAAGAATGAAACAGTAGGCGCTCTACTGATCATTATCTGGAAGTAATTTGTTGTTAGGTAATTGAAATTACTTAACTTACTATCGTTTGGTAAAAATTCTGTATCTGGTTGTGTTGCCATAAATGTATTTATTTAAATAGAAAGGGGGGAGTCTTGCGACTCCCCCCAATCATCTCCCCAGATTAATTACTTAAATCAGAGTCCGAAACCAGTGTTACCATGTAGGTTCTCTACTTGGAAGATACGGTAGTATTGGTTACCACCGAGTGCATTGATATCAGTGTTCTCAGCGAATGGATTGGAGACCATACCGTAACGGGTCTTGAATCCGATCTTTGGCTGGAAGGTGTTCTGATCAACAGCGCGTACCATCTGTAGTGGAACATATGGGCAGTAGAATACGCCGGCATCGTATGGAGATGTACCGCGATATCCGACTACGCAGAAGTTGACACCCAACTTGGCATATGGATCGATGTAAACCTTGATCTTGTTGTTGAGAACTCCGACGAAAGTGTTGCCGGTGTCATCAACTTCGAGGTTTGCAGTCATGGCTGGTGCGAGGTTGAGGAAGCCACCCATTGTGAGGGCGCTGGCGACATCGCTTGAGCAGATCATGAAGTTACCCTTACCACGACGAGTTTCCTTGGCGATGGTGTTGCATTCACGCTCAATTTGGAACATGAGTCCACGGAAGCGTTCTGCACTCCAACGACCGTCAGAGTCGGTATTGAGATCGTATCTTCCAGTGTTTGCTAGATCGCCTTGTTGTGCGCCAGCCTTGGAAACGCGGTAGATAGTGGTGATCAACTCACGATTGATTTCATTCAAGACTTCGGTGCTGAGGATGTTAGCGAGTTCGCTTTCAGCATCGAGTCCGTGAACAGCCTTGAGATCTTGAGCCAACTCAGTGGTGTACTCAGCCTTTAGAGCGCGAGTCTTTGCTTCGACTGCGATGCGCTCAATGCTGAATGCCATCTGACGGAATGGAAGATTACCAGCGTCAGAACCACCAAGATTTTCACCAACTCCAGTTAAGAAACCACGGAAAGAGTTCATATCAAATGAATTGTCTCGGATACCCCAGTTTGCGCTGGTGCTTGCATCACCTGAACCGGCGCTAGCACCGATTGGGTTGATACCGCCGGTTGCGCTGAATGCTGCACCAGCAGAGGTGTTACCAGAACCACCGAACTTAGCAGAGACCTCTCCGAAGAGTGCTTCACGGCCGATACCGAGTGAACCAGAAACAGTCTGTGCTTCATAGCGGCTACGCATTGCGAAGATAAGGCCAGTTGGAGCGGTCATTGGTTGAACGCCGGCGATATCATAAGCAATGAGGTTTGGCATGGAACGACGAACGAGGCTGATTAGGATTGGATCATAACCAGCGAGTGCGGCGTTTGTGGAAGAAGCAGCAGCGGGTGAAACGCTGAAACCACCTGCACCCATTTGATTGGCTGGAGCCTCAACGAGATATTGCTCACGGAGAGCCTTCTCTTGGTTCTCTAGTAGGACGGCAGTGACTTTCTTCTTGTAAGAGTCACCGATTTGTGGAAGTGCGTCGTGAGAGAGTAGGGGTTCCCACTTCTCAGTTAGCACATCATAAGACGAGTTGTTTGAAAAATCCATTTCTATATTCTCCTTAATGTGTTTGTTTAGAAATTAGAGTTTGTTTGTTTTAGCAAGACGATCCAAAGTACTCAAGTAAGCGCCCATACCAGAGCCAATATCTTGAGGAATTTGTTTGTTAGTTGTCTCTTCGACAAGGTTAGTTACGGTTGGTGCAGAGGTGAAATAACTCTCCTTGAGAACATTTAGTTTCTCTTGGTATTGTTCGAGGCTGTCAAAATCGACGCCCTCTGCGAGAGAAGCAAACTTCTCGATTTCAACATCGGTTAAGTCATCAGCAACTTGTGCGAAGACTTGTCCTGCTTGATAAGCGAGTAGTTCCTTTTGCATCTCAATGTTGTTTTGAATTTGCTCGTTGAGAGAGGATTCGAGTTCCTCGTTCTCAGCAAAGAGTCCGTCAACGACATCGTACTTCTCTTGTGGAACTTCGATGTAGTGAGTCTCAAAGAGTTCCTTGAGTCCAGACATAAAGTTCTCTGCGATTTCAGTGCGGATACCGTTTTCGACAGCCAGTTGATTCTCTTCCATCCACTCTTCAACAACATAACCGAGGTAGTCATCAAGACGCTCTGCTAGTTCGTTGACTGCGGTTTCAACTTCTTCTTGAACAACAGCAGCAGCCTCAGCGAGGACTTGTTCACGGAGAACATTGACTCTCTCGTTAACAGCAGCCTCAAAGATTGTCTTGGCTTTGTTCATGAAGTCTTCGGTTAGAGTCTCACCGTTGAAGAGAGCGTTAAGATGCTCTTGCATCTCCTTTGGCTCTTCTGTCTCGGTTTCTTCCTCTTCACCCTTCTTAGCAGCCTTAGCAGATCCTTGACCTTGTGGGCCTGGACCAGCAACTGAAGCACCTGGCTTTAGAGTTGCTTGGTTTGCTGCTGCATTTGGATTGAAGTTGTTGAACGCATCCCACTGTACTTTTGCACCATTAGCGGCTTGGGGTTCTGCACCGTTAATAGCATGTGTTGGTCTAGATGATTGTGTGTCCATATTTTTTCCTGTTCCTCTGTTTAAGAACTATTGTTATTTAGTAAATGTTTATTTTTGACCAGTTAACGATGGTCACGGTTTTAAGTTATATTTCCGATTTGTCCTGTATTTCTCATTGTGTTTATTCTAGATTGTGTACGAGCAGAAAGTGGAGCAGGACGATTTGCAAGCATTCTCTGACGAATTTGATCTTGAGTTTCACCGGATTGTTGTGTTGGGGTGGTGGTCATACCAACAGTTTGTGCCGCTTGACCAGTCTGAGATAATCTATTATTTTGTGCCACTTGTGTTATAGCAGCGGCTTTATCTTCTGGATTTATCGGTGTACCATCTACTTTTGTTGTGTTTAGATTTTCCGTACCACCAATTGCAGTATCAGCAAGATTACCACTTGCGTTTTCTATACCTTTTGCTGCTTGTCCAATTTTAAGATTAGCAAGTTTTGATCCAAAACTAACATACCGAGCAGATGTTCCAAGAGTCCTTAGTAGATTGGGACCACTTGCTGTTGGATCTGCTGTCATTCTATTGCGCGCTTGAACCCCGAAGTTTCTCAGAGTATTTGGATCAATAGTTCCGCGTCTATTGACGGCGATTCCTTGTTTTGCTCTATATTGATCATATGCTTTTAATGCACCAACAAAACCACCTCTAACTTCAGATCCAATAACTTTTCCTTTTGCGTCTTTAACTGGTTCTCTTGATCCAAGGAATTTATTTAATATACCAGCACCCCGTTCAACATCAGCACCTCTCTGTTGAGAAGCCTGTGCTGCCATATCTGCTCGTCGTCCTGCGATGTATGCATTTAATTTTCCTGCGCGTCTGTCTTCTGTAGAACGAACTGGTTGATCTGGTTGAAACCTAGAACCTTTATAACCACGACCAGGCAATCCTTCTTCTGCTGGAACTGCTTGTCTATTTAATGGTTTAAGCGGTGGATTCTCGTTGTAGTTGGAAGCACCTCGTGCTGATTTGCTTTTATTAACATTTGCCAAAATGCGATTACGCATTTCGGGTGTTACTGCTTCACGAAGATATTGTTTAAAACTTAACATTAAAGATTCTTGAAGAAATTTTCAAACAGAGTCAATGCTTTCTTTTCAAGGTTTCTACTTGAAGTGGTACGAATAAGTTTCTTTGCTTCCATGAGATCACGCTCTAACCAAGAACCGTTATTCCAAACCCATTCCTTACCTTCCATAATGCCATTTACGAAAGCACCGGGAGCAGATGGATCTGCAACAATGTCAACAGCAGAAAGCATGAGATCTGGTTGAACGATCTTCTTACCGTTTTGCTCAACCAGAGAACCCATTGCTCTTGAACTAACGCCTAGTTTTGCACCTTCACGGATTAGTTCAGCAGCAATCTTACCCATAGGAGTGCTTTCCATAATCTTGGCTTTTCCGTAAACTTTGTTTCCACGAAATTCAAGCATTACGATTCTGTGACTGACACGATCAAGATTGATGGTTGGACCTGTTGGATGTCCGAGTTCACCGAAAGCACGGTTGCAATTAACAAATTCGTTGATATATCTTCCTACTTCTTTATTCAAAGTAGGAAGAGGATAGACTCTACCGTTTCGGTTGCATTCCTCGGCAACCATGAATACACCTTCGATGAACAGATTCTTTTTGTCATCTGTTCCTTCGGTGATGTATCTAATGTCTTCTACTGTTTCGGTGATTAACTTCATTATTTCTTCTTCCTCTTAGCCATTGCAGCCTTGATGGCGTTGTTTCTGGAACCTTTCCACTCATCAGTGGATGATTCTACTTCACCATCTCCGTCGTAATCTTTCTTGGCTTTCTTTGCTTCGTTTAATCCATTACTACGAAATGCTTTTTTGCCACAATCACCGTCTTCGCAGTCCATTCCGCCCTCATACTCTAAATCTCCATCGGTATCTCTTGGATCAATTCCGCCCTCATACTCTAAATCTCCATCGGTATCTCTTGGATCAATTCCACCCTCATATTCCATTTCTTCTTCGCCTTCTTCGTCTTCTTCAGACTCTTCTTTCTTGTACTTCTTCTTGCCTTCCATGATCTCTTCAACTTCTAGGCGAAGATCATTTGCATCATCGGTAGTTTCTTCGGTTTCTTCGGTGTTTTCATCAAGGAAAGTTTCTGGAGCATACTCTTCAAACTTTTGTTGAAGTCTCTCAGAGAGTTTTTGCATGAGAAGTTCAGTAGCAATCTTCTTAGATTCTACGATATTTTCTGAAATTACGCTCTTGATTAGATTATTTGTGTCCATTTTTTGCTCCGTAAATTCTTTCCGCAGTTTTCACTGCTTTTTTGAAACCGTGATCAGATTCCAATATGAGGTTTATTAGTTTATCCTTATGTGAACTATTTAGAGAATTGTATAGTTCGGCTAAGTATTTAGCCATTTTTGGTGTTATCTCTAACTGAGAACCATCCTTAGCAGTAATCCAATTAGTTGTATTATGGTTTATTGCATTGTTGAATTCTGCAATAGGCATATATTCAGTTTTTACTTGTTCCTGTATTTGAACTGGAACTCGTTTAACCTTTGGTTCTAATGTGATATTTTCGAATAGTTTTTCAGAAGCATCAAGATATTTCTTAGCCATTTCTTCTGCTATTCTGTCAGAGATAGCAGAGAACAGTTGCTCTTTAAAGAGTTCTCTGTCGTTCTGTATAAGTGCTAGAAATTCTTTTCTGATACTCATTGCGGTGGTTGACCTTCTTGTGGTTGTGGTTGAATACCAAGAGCCATCATTTGTTGCTGTTGTTCGACTTCTTTGATCAACGCATCTTGCTGTTCCTTGGCAATTTGAGCATTGATTTCAATCATCTCTTCATCAGTTTGCTTTAGAATATTCTTACGAATGTATTCTTCAGAGTAGAACTTACCAACAAAGTTACTGAGAGTATTCAACATGTCGATACGATCACGAAGAATGTCATTATCCTTTAGTTCGGTGAAGTATGAATCTTTGTTGAACTTGAAGGTAATATCTTGGGCAATCTTATTCCATTCGTCCTCTGTCATGATTCCCTTAAGAATAACTTGAGTCTTAAGAAGATCGGTGAGGAATGCAGCAAATCTCAAACGAAGTCTTTCTATAAACTTATAGAACTTAACTTCGTCACGGGTAATTTCTGCTGATCTACCCATATTGAATCCGTTTTCGGACTCAAGACGAGAGATTGGAACATTGAGTGCGCGATAGAGTTTCTTCTGTAGATAAAGAACATCTTCCATCTCTCCGAGGTTTTGACCACCATCGAGAGTTGTGATTTCTGTTCCTCTACCACCTTCTCTTCGTGGCATCCAGAAGTCCTCAAGCATGTGCTGATGGTTTCTGTCATCACGGATTTGACCAGTGGCTGAATCGTAAGTAATCTTGTTACGATAGCGATTCATAATATCACGAAGATATTGTTCAGCCTTCTGCTTTGGAAGATTACCGACATCGACATAGAAAATTCTACGCTCTGGTGCGCGGGAAATGCGGTAGATGACTACTGCATCTTCAATCTGACGCAACATGTTTAACGGACGAATTGCTTTCTGTAGATATCCAATTACTCTCTTGGTTACTGAATCGACAGTACCGGAGTGACAGTAAGTAATGGTATCAAGTGTGAATTTAAAACCAGATGGAGTCGTTGGATACATTGCCTCTTTATCTGTATCTGCATAGACATAATATTCTTCGATTTTCTTTACGAATGGAATAATTTGTCCACCAGAAACTCTGGCTCTATCCTTTTCAATTTTTCTTACCTTCTTGATCTTAATTGGATCAACAGGAATAAGAGAAACTAATCCCTTAGCAGGATTTTCTTTATCAATTTCTTTGAAGTAATAAATCTTGCTGTCGATATACCATCTTCTAAAAATTTCATGACACCGATTGGTGAAGTCAAGAAGTTTTAGAATGTGATTATATTCGTAGTAGATCTTTGTCTTGATTGTGTCTGGAAGATTGACATAATCCAAATTTAACTTGATTGGTTTTCTGTCTTCACCCATCACAATGCTCTCATTGACAATATCTTCGATGGCTGAATCCACTTCTGGGTGGAGAGCCATACCACGATATTGACCAATGAGTTGATTCTCATCTCTAATAGAACCGGAGAAGTCGATGGATGTACCAAAGACTCCTCCGGCTTCAAATGTATAGGTTCCATCGTATGGCTCAGGAGTTACTGGAATCTGACTTGATTCTAGATTCTTTGTCTCCTGATCGTTCTTCTTACCAAAACTAAAACCAAAGATATCAAACGCCATAATATAGGAACCTTTTTGTTAGATGAAATTAGGCTGTAATGGTCTGCGAGCCAGCATATTGAAAATGTGTGTATGCAATCTGAACTTGGAATTGTACCAACTGATTGGCTGCACCCATGTCCAATTGAATAGGACCAACTTGAACTGGCCATGCATTTAACAGTGTTATTGATTTTAACGCACTACCGCCAGCCGCATCTGCATGATCTAAATGTTGTACTGTGAGATCTTTGCAGAAACTGTTGACCTGTTTTGCCTCTAATGCAACATTGGTTTCGTGATTATTGAATTGTTGAGACCAGTCGTGGAACATAAGCCATGTTTTATTTGTGCCAGTGTCATCAAGAACAGTTACAGTCCATTCGTTATATGATCTATCGCCTGGAAATTTATACATTCTTCCACGAAAAGGAATTGGAATAATTCCAACGATACTTTCTGGAAGGGTTGCTGCGACGCAATGTGTTTCCGGGAACATAGATGCCGCGCCGCTGGTTGCAACACCCTGAGGCGCAGTGCCGGTAATTCTGAAACGATTTGGTCTAGTACCACCATTGAAGGCTGATACAAAGTTTCCTATTGAGTGAATTGACATATTATTCTCCTATGTGTTTCTTTTTATTATAGTTGTGCGTCAGTATTTAGGTTAGTAATGGTAACCTTCACATAGTTAATAGACTTAGTTGGTTTGATGTAAATGTCTGCTACGAATTGATTTGAATCCAATATTGCGGCAGGATTGTTTGTCTCATCACATACTACCTTAAAGTCGTAAAGACCTCTACCATCTTTGATGTTTTGTAGGAATCCAGTGGCTGCGTTTGCAAACAATGCACGAGTAGTTGCATCGTTTACTTCGAACAGAACACCGTTTGCAGTTCTTCCTAGAGTCTTCTTGATGTAGTTGATTAGACGAACGACATTCACACGGGTTAGAGTAGAAGTTGTAGTTCCTTCTTGTGTGATATCACCGAATAGGTAGACACCATCACCAGCAATACCAATTATGGAATTGATTTTGTTGTTGTATAGATTATCTTGTTCGGTTGCAGTTGGGTTCTTGATTAACCGAACAGTGTTGAGGATTCTTCCTCTGCGAGTTCCGGCTGGCGAGAACCAGCGTTGTGAATCTCTATCTGTTCTTACAAAGCATCCGGCGGCATCACTGGCTAGTGGGATGGTCACATAATTTGTTGAACCAGTATTAGATATACCCAACATAACCTTTTCACCACCAACTGCGAATAACTTATTATCAGCATTTGTTAGTGTTGGATATACAGTTGGGGTAGATGGAACAGTAGAACCACCAGTATAACCATCATAAGTTACACCAACAATTCCAATGATATCATCTCTATATGATGTTATGTTTGATACTGCTGTGTAATGTGTACCTATTGCTTGTGCGGTGAACATCGAATCTAGAGCGATACCTGCATCATAGAAAGTGCTTGTACTTTCTGCAATCTTGAGAACACCACCATAAGTTAGGTAGTTATATGCTGAGTACCAATCAGTTGCCCATGAACCAGTTGGTCCAGAACCAGTAACACCACCGAAAGTTGTTCCGTTTAGTTTTCCTACCCAGTCACCTATTGTTTCGATTGTCATGTAACCGAGTTGATTGTCTGCGGTTACACCAAATAGATCTACCAGAGATGGGGTTGTTAGACTAACCATACCGGAGATGTGGGCGCCTTGCGCCTCAGATCCAGCCACTACGAATGAATTGTCTACTAAAGTTACTGTTACTTTTGGTCTTGTTGGCATGTTTTGCTCCTAGAGATGTCTTACTCTAGGGGTATTTATTGATTTGATTATTTCAGTCCTTCGGCATTCCAGACATCGGTTCCGTCTGAAAACGACTTCATATCATCTTCATCATACGAAGAAATAAAACCAAATGGTGCTAAATCTTCCTCAAGTTGTTTGATTTCGTTTTGAAATAGAGCCATTCTGGTGTCTAGGTTGGTAAGTTCCTTGAAATAGGGTTGACGAGACAACCAAGCAAACAGAACTAGAGACATAACCAAGTCATCATTGTGTCCTTCCTCGGCAGAATAACTTTGTGCTTTACTAACAAATGACATCAATTCTGTTAAGATTTCGTAGTCTTCTAGGATCAATTTGTCCTGTTCTATCATGTTTTTGAGAACAGAACAACCAAGTCTTTTTACTTGTGAAGTAGTTCTGACACCAAAAACGCTCTCTCCTTTACCAAATCCACCACTTACAACTTGTCCCTTTCTTCCCTTCATGCTAGACATAAGCACATGCTCATACTCCAATTCGCTGTGTAGGATGTCTGCAACCTGACCACCAATGTCATTGATCTCAATAAAAAGATAGGCTTTATTGTACTTGTATCCGGTTTTTTCTATTACAGTCGGATATAGCATAGGAGATATTAAGTTATTCCTAAACTTACATACTAATCTATAAGGTGAACTTGTCGCGTCAATTACGGTAAACGCGCTATAGTCCTTTCCTTGTCCCCGTGCTGTATCTACCGCAATAAAGTATAAATGATCATCTTTTGGTTCTTCGTAAACAGTCAAACCATCTTTAGTTGTATAGATTGGTTCTTTCCATGCCATTGCATTCAATTTAGCAGTGGAGATCAAAGTATTAGATGAACCCAAGAAGTTACATTCGAACTCAGATTCGAATTGCTTCTCAGATGTCTGCTTGATCATCTCCTCTTTCCACTTCTGATCCCGGAGTTTACCACCAGCAGTAGATGGAACCTGCGACCAGTGAACCTCTATGGGAACATATTCATTCTTTCCAGACTCTCCGGGTTTCTTCGTAGCGCCCTTCCAGAGTTTGTAGAACATGTTTAAACCATTTGGGGTAGAGATTAGCAATACCTTTGTACTCAAACCAGAGGTAATGGTTGGGAACACGGAACTGAAGAATTCTTCTGCGATGTTCTGTGGGACGAATGCAAACTCGTCAAGGAACAACAGATTGAAAGATCCACCACGGACAGCAGATGCTGAGGTAGAGGATGCTAGGATCTTAGAACCATTCTCTAGTTGAATAGATCCTTTGTTCCATTCCAGAATACCTTGTTGCAACCATTTTGGTAAATACTCGTAAGCCAATTTCAAACGAGACAACATTTCGCGTGCCGTAGATTGCTTGTTAGCAAGAATGGCTACGCTCATGTTTTGGTTGAACAGAATGTAATGAAGAATGTATGCAATAACCGTAGTTGATTTACCAGACTGACGAGGAAGTTTGGCAATCACATAACGATTGCTGTGGATCTTATCAATGATATCTTCTTGATAATCATACAACTTGAAAGGTACAAGACCTTTATCTAGAGTTACAATCTTAACATAGTTTTTAGTGAAGTAGATCGGATCGTTTGCACACTTCACATATTCTTCTACTTGTTCTTTTGTAAATTCAATTTTTACTCCGGGTCCCTTTAGATTAGGATTACCGAGGTAACTTTTATTGTTGTTCTTCCCCATTGGTATCTAATGCCTTTCTTCTACTGCGACTTTCGTTTACTAAGTCTTGCAGATCACTTGTCGAACCAACATATATGGCATTTGTTGTGTTATTATTAACAGTGATTTTTTCTTTTTCAATTTCTTTCTTTTGCTGATGAAGACCCATTAAGTCTTTATTCATTTCAGCAAGTTGCTTTGCAAAGTTTGATACAACCTCAAAACCACGGGGAGAATCTAAACTTTGAGCCAATGATATTGCATTATCTAGACTATCTTTACCCTTCTCGATTAGTTCTTTAAGATTTTCTCTAGCATATTCAAAGTCCGAGTCCATTTTCTTTTGTTGAACTTCTGGACTTGCTGGCTTTACTGTTATTTCTTTTGGTGCTGGTTTGAAATTCACACCTAAACTTTGAGAAATAGAATCAAAAACTTTTGGTACTTCTTCGTTCATAATGCATCATCCTCAAAAATATTAATATCAACTTCCTTGATGATTCCAGAACCACCTTCCTTGATACGACCATAGATGTATGCTTTGGCTGTAAAGGAAAAAGTTGAAACAACCATTCGGCGAGAAGACATATCACCTTCATATGTCTCTGTTAGATTTGTACTATTCAACACAATTGGAACATCGACATTTACATCCAATTCATTCATGTTTAATGTAACTATGAATTCTGGAGAGAAATAAGGAAGTATTTGTTCTATGATTTGAAGGTTGTCTTCAATTGTTCTGGTAAAACAATACAAACCATATTGAACATTATATGGTACTTCAGCATATGATTGATATGTGTTTGTGTTCTGTTCGTCTATCTTTACGCTTCTTGACTTTGTATTTAATTTATTGATCTTTCTAACCGGATCATATTGAAGGTTAGTAATTTCAAATCCCAAACGAGGAAGCATCGTTTCGATCTTAACATTGTTTGAGATAGAACTGGCTTCTGTCAATCTACGAATAAACTTTTCTTTACCAGAATAAGTGATAGGAACATTTGTTTTTTCTGCTACACCATCTGATGTTCGATTTTGTACATAGATTTCATCAAATAGACCACCAAAGGCTAATGTTAACTTTCGTAAAGTTTGATTATAGTAGTACTGAAACATTAGTAACTTCCTTCAGAGAATGGATCGATATCGGTGAAATCATAGATTCCAATACTATCTCCAGACTGTTTGAGATGTTCGTTGTCACCTTCTGCTGTAGAATCGATTGGAGTGATCGGTATAACGATATCTGTTCCTGTGATTCCAGTAACATAAAACTCTGCGCCAGAATCTTTTCCTTTGATTGTTTGCGAAGAATACAAGAACGATCCACTAATTCCATAGATGCTCATTGTGTTTGCAGCGTCATTATACTTGAAGCACATGGCTTCTGCTGTGGCATTCGAATATGTTCCACCAGTTACACCACGAACTTGGAATATAGTCTCACCGTCGTAGAAACTTAGATCAGTAGTTACTTCTGTGGAAAGTGTAAACTTATATACTGCTTCTTTTGTTTCTGTCATAACAACATCAACATCTGTTTCACCTGTATTGAATTCGTCATTATCAATTGTGGTGAGTTCGCATGTTAATGCGTATGTGTATAATTTGCCAAGTTGATAAAATGGATTCTCGTGTTCAACAAAGTTGATTTCAAATAAACCTTTGCTTAGTGGAAAGTAAATAAGATCACCTTCTCGTGGTCTGGTAATCCCATCATATTTTTCTACAATCTCTTTGATGAATCTCTTCTTGGAGATAATCAAAACCATCTTATCTCGTACTTCAAGACCAAACTTGGAGATAATGTCTCCTTCACCTTCAAAGCCAGACACAGAAGCAATGTACATTTCGAGTGGAAATGCTTTATTAAATTTGTATTGGGCTTCTCCGAACATTATGTTTTTATCATATTGCTCTCGGGGAATATAAATCATATCCCTACCCATAGTCTTGATGATCTCTATAGAAAGATCTTCAATTATGTTCTGTTCGCCTGAATAGTCTTTGAAGTAGGGATTATGAGCCATTTTATCCGACCATGAAGTTTATTGGGAGTTCGTATTCAAGTTGCACTTGTTGTTCTATTAACTGAATTTCGGTTTGTGCATCTGCAACAATTTCTGCACCGCGAAGAGTAACACCACCGGGAAGTTGAACACCAGTAAATTTCGACATATTCATTCCCCATTGTCTTTTGATGAGAGCGGTAACATACTTCTTTAGAAGCCGATCATTATAGATCTCTGTGAACTTGTCTGGGTTTAGAGAAACATATGCTTCAATCAATAGATTTCCATTTGCTGCAAGTTCTTGTTGCCAATTCATATCAATGTGAAGTTTATTCGTAACCTTACTGAAGCGAATTGCTTTTTCTGGTTGGAACATATCTTGAATCATATTGATATAGCGTTTGGTGCTATCGTATTGAGCAAGACCCATATTACGGCTAGACATTAGATTGGTATTAATACCAAAGTAATCTGTTAGTGCCATCTGGTATCGAACATCGAACATGGAGATGTTGCTGAATGGACCAAACTGGAACAATTTGACTATAGAAACGATGTCTCTGCCTGTTGGACCGTCACCACCGAAACCATTTACTGGACCTAAATTATCGGTGTCGATATATTGATTGGTGATATCAGTTGCGGTAACTGGATACAAGAAGTATGCTTTTTCAACACCGTCAAAGTGACGCTCTGAGAAGTATTGTAAAGCATCATCAAGTCTATCTTCACATTGCTGCCAGTCTACATTGATATCTACAACAGGTGCGCCCAGTTGTCGCAATGAATATTCAATAAGGGTTTGTCTTGAACTTGGTGATGCCATAAATTCTCCTTACAGGTATTTATGGCATTTACCAAATTACTTTAAAGGTTCGGAGTTTAATTTGTTCCCTTGTTGAGCAGCAAGTTTTGCTTGTTGTTCATCCATAGCCTTCTGCATTGCTTCGGGCATATCTGGAAGAGTAACAGGCATCTTGTTTAGATCTTCAAAGTTGATGTTTTCAATGTAGTACTTACGAGTAATTGGTGGGATTGCTTCATCTGGTTTGCTTGGAGCATAATTAGTAAATCCAGGCATAGTGATTGGGCAGTTTAACTTTGGATAGTCCAATTTGCTATAGTCTGCACCATTAGCAACCAACCAAGTACCTTGTCTGTCACCACAACCGCAACCACCACAGAAGTACTGTCCCTGCGTCTTGCTTTCCTTTAGATGCTCGCATGGTGGAACAACACCGTTGAGGTGCTTATCACCAAAACAACTTAAAACTCTAAGTTGCTTAGTGGCTCTGTTGATCTTCTTCTCGTTTAGACCACGAGAAGTAAGAGACATGGCAAAACTTTGAATCATTCCAATCTTCTTGGATATGACACTCTTATTATCTGGTACGGCAACCGTTCTGAATTCGATGGGATTGGGTTTGCTCGAACAAGACTTATCTTCACTCATAATAATTACTCCAATTCAATTCTTCTAATGCGCCGAACATTAACCTGAGATGTTCTGGGTACTAAGTATATAGATCCGTAATCTGACTTGCTATAACTTTGACCGAACATAAAAGATTGTCCTTTAAAAATCTGAGAATCTAGGTTATATGTTGTAACCGATTGTCTCTCAAAATAAGGAGTCGATGTTAAATAAATGCCACTATTCATGGATTTAAATACTTCTGGAATAAAGAAACCATGATTTAGTTTAGAGTTAATAAACTCTAATTCATTCTTTGATGGCAAATACCAACCAGACAATTTAGAATTTTCTCGCAGAGTTTCCATTGTCTTGCTTTGTATGCCATAATATGTTTGATTGTCGCCATAGGTATTCCATAAACCATCATACATGGATGCTGGAATTACTTCAGTTGGCTCAAACTTATCATTTATAGTACTAAGATCATAGTCATTTGTATCAACTATGATTGCCCATCTCTTTGCTGTTGTTCCATATCCAACAACATTTGGAATATACTCAACGGCAGATCCTGTGTATGGATTACCATTAACCACTGATCCTTGGGTGTTTATTGGTACACCTGGCTCAAATATACCAACATATAAACCATCTTCGTAATATGTAAGTTCTGAATCTGGAAGTGTGGTTTCTGCTTGTGTTATTTTTTGTACAAATGTTGAAGTACCACAATCTGCATCAACAACAGTATTGCAATCTACGCAACCCTCGATTGGATTGTCTGTATTGCAGCACAAACCACCTGTTTTAAATTTACCACCAAGTCTTGTGCAATTTCCTTTATTAGTCTGTATGCATGGAGCAACATCAACACACTGACAGCAACTACCATTCATTTGGTTATTACAAATATCCATATCTGGTTCAACAACAGCATAGCAAGAACCTGCATAGCAAGAAAGATCAAGTATGTCTGTATATGACACTAGTGGTTGCTTTGCAAATACCATATTAGGAAGACCAATTTTTATTATTCTATTGTTTTCATCAACAGCAAAACAAAAATCATTTTCTGGTTTTTGATTATCTGGAGCCGCACCATTTATACTAGAACAAGAAACCAGTCTGTATTTTCTATTTAATGGATAAGTGAGCTCGGTGTTCAGTGAGTTGCATGTCATCATTCCATCTGCATCAATTCCACAGAAAGTATTAGCACCAAGAGATGCTTTGACAAATTCTTTTTTTGGTAAAGATCTGATACTACTTCTCAGAGTTTTTAATTCATCCAATTCATTAATAAACGGAGAATAATACTCAAAACTGTTGTCTAGTCTCTGTCCAACAAATCCAAGAGTAGCAAAATTAATTTGCATGTTATCTTCACCGTTTCCTGAGGCTTTAGGGTGAACATAAACATTATGTTGATAAAGTTTTTTAAGTTTAGTATTTACGCTTAATGTTTTAAACTGGTTATTTTTGCCATCATAAAATCTACCATAAATTTTTACTGAATTATCAGTAGTAATATAAGCACTAAATGTTTTTGTTGCTATTAAATCTAATACTCTAGGAAGTTGTGATGATGTTGGAATTGGAGAATTTAATGGTGTTTGCAAAAATCTATTTTTAAAGTTTTCGGTTGCAAAATATAATGGTACTGAATTGCCAGTTATTAATGCAAAATATCCATCAGTCCATCTGTCTGGTTCTGATGTTGTATAATCCTGAGCATAACCACCCGGACAAAATTTACGCACAGTAGTAATATTAGTTGTACTAGCGTACACATCACCATTTCCTCTAAATTCGTTTCTTGGTGCTAAAATTAAATCATAAAATTCAGGAACATCTTTGATTTTTATTTCAAACACACCTTGATTTATACCTTGTGCAAATCTTCCTGCAAAATTATCATCAAACCATTGTTTTTGACCACACCGAGCATAATCCGGTAGATTCCAACAGAATACATTTGTTCCATTTTCACATGAATTTAAAACTCTAGTATTGGTTTCCGACAATTTACATTCATTTGATGCTGGATCTGAAGCTCCAACTTGTTCAAAACACTTTCTTCCATTATTGTAAAAAGTAGAAGTATATGGATATACTGTTTTTTCTGCACATTCTTTTTCACTACAAACATCTACACAATTTGCATAAACAGTTCCATCATCATTGTATTCTGGATAGCAACATGCTCTGGGTTCTCTATAATCTAATCTATTTGAATTTTCTAATGTACCAGAAATGCAAAGAGTTTCTTCTGATTCTGAACAAGTAGAACCTAATGTCCAACGACCACTTAAAGATTCACAATCACATAGAGTTGTTACTGTTGGGCCATCTAACGAACAGGCACAGCAACACCCAGTTGATGATGGAGTAATATTTGTATTCTCGTCACAAGTTCCTGCAATAAAATGTCCATTTAGTGAATTACATGCAGAAATCGAAGATTGTTCTTGCTTTGAAACTGTATTTGACTCTGAATTGTAAGTGTAGCAGCAGCCTGTTATATTATTATTTGTGATATATTGGCTATAATCTACTACTGTTTGTGATCTTGTTCTAAATTGGATTGACATGTTAGCAACTTTCGTATGAACTACAATCTGAACACATTATATCTACACAAATGCCTTCAGCAATTTTTACTGTTTTTGGCTGTAATTTTGTAGTTGGGGCAAATGGAGAAGTTGAAAGCACTGTTGATGAAACCAACAAACCAGTTTTTCCAACACCGACAACCCCATCTGGCCCTCCCCCCCCAGTAGGAGTACAAGCGGTACACAGACTTCCTCCAGCCTCTTCACCACATTGCGACTGTCTTGTACACCCGGGGCAGCCACCACATACTGCATTGCACCCACCACCGCAGGCTGAAACATATAAAATCCACTCATCTCGGTTTATTGGAATAACAATATTGTCACTATATCCCATAGTTTGAACTAAATTTGTACCACCCATTAGAGGATTAACATCTTCGTGATAAAATACGGTAGCACTTCTAAATGCATCGATATTATATCTTAAATTTCTACCTAAAATTCCGTATTTAAATTGAAAGTTTTCTCCTCCTTCCGTCATTGCATCAACAAAACTATTTCCTTTTACCAGATATTTTTCTCCAACTTGAGACAATAATTCTGTGCCACCATAATAATCAAGTTCTTCTTGATTCCTTGGTGGATAAATCCGTTTAGTAGATGTTATATTTTCAGTTACTGGTGGTGAACCAGTTGCACGGGGGAACCAATAACCACCAGTTTCCCAAGGCTGAAGACCAAAGCACGCACCACAGGCTTGTCTACCAAAACCACCAGCAAAACCATATGGATATCTCAGTGCGTTAGGTGTATTATTACCCCATCCTAACTTTGAAATTCCTTTTAAATATGGATCATATTCATATCGTGGAAGTATACATTCACTTACCAAATCATATGGGAGATAAGCGCCAATATATGTTTGACTGTTTGCAATTTCAAGCGGTGTGGTTAATTGGGTTATACCATATGTTGAATGACCTAAAGCAACTGCTGCATTTTTATAAAATCCATTATTAGATGAACTAATATTAAACTCGGTTTCATCATCTAATATTGGTTTAAGCCAAGATTTAAGATTTCCGCTGAAAGTCTGTTCAATGAGATCTTTTATTTGATTTTCTGAAAGTAATCTTAAATTAAAAGTATCATCAAACCAATGGTATTGGGCTCCACATGAATTGGTATGGGCATCAAAACTAAGCGACATTCTTCCCCATATTGGTGGGAATGGAGCTGGTATATTATTATATGGTTCAATTCTAGCAAACTCTACTTCTTCATTATCGTCAACCTCAAACTTTATTGGTTTTGTTTCATCACATAGTTTACAAGTTGATGATGCTGTTGTTAATTCTTCATAACCAAATCTTCTAACACATTCTAGTTTATTGTTTTGTGCATTTGATCGAGAATATGCATAAGCACCAACATAATAACATTTATATTTTCCAGTTACAGCCCACACACTATTTTTTGTACCATAAACATTTGGATTATCTACTGGTGATGCTACATTATCCCAATTTTCTGTAAAATATATCAATCCGTTAGAATCAATTTGTAACGGATATGTGCCAGATTTAGCACTTATTGTGGGAGTACCAATTATTTCGAAATTTTCTAATTGTGCAGCAAGTTGTGGGTCTACTAAAAATGCTGCTCTATATGGTGCTTCGGAATTATGCTTAACATTTTTTAACCACTGTTCAGTTCTTTCCCTTTCACTTATCATACTAAACTTTGTTTTACCAAGAATGCCTGAAAGTTGTCTATTGTCTATTATTTCAGGGAAACACCAAAAACATATTGCTGACTTTTCACAATCTCCACCTACACCATCATCACACGGACAACTTTCATTGGGATATTCTGGTTCTGCTTGACTACATGGTAAAGTTGCATCCACACCAGATACAGAACCACATTGACAATTTACACAGTCTGCATAACAAGTTTTTGTCTGGCAGGTTTGATTTGGAATACATGCTCCATCTGAATATCCATTTTCTTGACACGATCCACAAGTTTGAATGGTTGTGCAATTTGTTCCATTGCATGTATGGCAAGAAACTGGATTACATTGTCCACTACACGAAGCATCAGAATAATATCCAAAGTCAGAACATAAAGTGTTTGGTTCTATTGTTATGGAAGAACATTGACATGTGTTGTTTAGTCTAACACATTGGTAGCAAACATTTGGATTACAATTACAATTTATACTACCGCATGTGGTGTTTTTACCCATATAAACACCGCCACTCTCATTGCATTCAAATGGTGTATCTACATTAGTACAGGTATATTCTTCACCACTTTGTTTGCAACATGCACCGGGTGCTTTGATGTGATCACAGCAAGATGCATCAGAACAACTATTTGCTTTAACACTTATTCCATCGAGATACTTACAATGTTCTTCTGTGAGATGACCTAAGCATTCACCGTTTTTACAGCAGATTGTTGGTGTTTTGCATTGGTTATAGCATAGACCAGATTCATCTCCTTCTGGATCTGAATAGTTTTCTGCACCATCGTCTGGGTATAGTCCAACTTGACCACATGTTATTCCTGATATAAAATAACCACCAACTGTTTGACAGAGATTTGGGTCTATATCAGAAATACATCTGCCTTCTGAACAGCAAACACCATCATATTGCTTTTCAGTGTTGTCTACTATGCATGAATTTTTATTGCAGGGAACTAAACCCTCAAATGTTCCTTCTCGCTCATCACAGTATGATTGAGTAACATAATCTTCGCAGTGTTTAGTTCCATCCATGTCAATATAGCAGCAAGATCCACGAACACCGGGATTACTTACTTTTGTGACACCAAAACCACGAGCAGTAAAGTTGGCTCTCCATACAGAATCAGAACTACTTCTCCACATGTGAAGAATATTTGTTCCGGGGTAGAAGATTGGCTTACTTTCTGCATCAAACACAACATCTGTTGGGAAATTCCAAACATCGTCACCTTCTACAACCAAAGTGACAGACATAATCTGCCCGGTTGGAATTGTATCGTATTTGAAACCCTTAATACCAATTGGAGTTGTTAATTGATAAACTGTGGATCTAGAAACATCTAATGTGATACCATCTGTATCGACATTATAGAAGTCATCTAGTGTTATGATCTTTTCTCCACGCTGGAATGGACCAACAGAAAGAATAGAATCGGTGATATCGGCAACTACATTTCTTCCTGCTGTTTCACCACCAAAATTAACATAACCATAGTGGGAAGTTTCAATTCTATTCGCAACGGTTGTTGATTCTGGAATCAGATCAGTAGACATGATGTATGTCTTTTCTTTGACATACACGATTCTATTGTTTTCAGTAGAAGCAGAGATACCACCAGCAGTTGTGTTTGCAGAAATGGTGAATCTTAAAGTACCATCTGCATCATAAGTCAAACCAAGTAAACCACTAGTTCTGAAGTTATAGAAATCTAGGGTTATACCACCACAAACACCTTTTAATATGGCATATCCACCGCCAACAGAAGAAGCAGTTAATCCTGCATAGATTCCTGTTGCGCCCTGTAAAATACCAGCAGAGGTTGATGTACCATCAGACAGTACTAGTTGAACAGTACCGTCTTGGGCAACAACTACTTGAGTTATGTAATTAGAGTCTAGTCCTGTAGCACCAGTTGCACCACGAATAGTTTGTGCTGCGCCTGTGCTTCCTGTTGGTCCTACTGGTCCAGCAGAACCTGCTCCAGAAGCCGGATATATTGAACTATAACCGATATTATTTGCCATTAATTACTCTCTCATCTACAGGAAGAACATGTGTACAAGGATTTAAAACTATATTCGAATTGGTTTTTGAAATCCTTGTTTTTAAAGTATATAGGAACCATGCGACATGCCCTGAGTTTGGCTGTAGAAGAGGACTTTAGCGAAGAAACCATCTTACCTGTGCTAAAATCTTGAGTATATGCTCTATGTGCTTGAGCGAGTTTGTACTTTCTCCAAGTATCAGTTAGTGGATCTCCAATAGTAACTATTCCCTCTAATGAATTGTTCTGAGGATCATATGTCTTCATACCATATTCACCAGTTTGAAGTGTTTTAGAATCTAGTAGTCTTCCACCTGTGGTAGAAGACCAATACTTAGATGGGGACAGCGTTGTCCAACCAGTTGTTGCATTATAAATTAAACCAGCATTAATTGCATCCATGTTGTAATACATGATGTTCAATTCAAGTGCGCTTGGAATATACCAATCGGAATATCCATTGTATGATTCTTTATTCTTGCTGCTGATGTGATATAGTGCAGTGTTTTCTGTATTTACTGCATACCACATTTCAGTATACTTGGACTTAAAGTATTCGGAATTTCTACCAATTTGATTTTGATCAATTGTTGATTGCCAATATGAAAGTCTGCTATGGTTGAATCTCTGATATGCAAGAGGATCTATGGTTTCTAGTTTGCCATTTAGAGTGTAGTTACTTGCAATGAACCATGTATTTCTTTCAATTGATGTTTCATCAAACAATCTAGTGTTTAGCAATCCATCAAATACGGTTGTTCCATATGGAGTAAGAACATTGTTCTGCCATAAAGAATTGCTATAGTTTTCAAATCCACTTGGTGTGCTGAAACCATTGACAGACATGCTCATACCAAAAGAAACATTATCTGTGGTGAATTCTTCTGGTGCTACAACCAATATCCATGCGCTTGGAATATCTGATCCATAGACTTGAGATGCATATTGTTTATATGCAAGTGCTGGATTAAATCCATACTTCTTATACTCTGGTCCATTATCATTACATGCTTTTCCTTCATCAAGCAGACAAGCATCGGTTAGTCTGTTATAGAATGTGAGATTGACTTTATCAACTACACCGGATAGAGACTTAACATCCGAGACATATACCTTACCACCACTCTTGCTCAAAGCACTAAGATCAACATAACGAGATGGTGAGAAGTTAGAGCAATTGCACTTTATAGATCCATTATAAACACCATTTACGGGGACATATCTCTTAATGGTCGCTGTTGTGTAATTTTCTATTTCTGAGATTACTTCGCCTTTAGCAAAGTAGCCATCAGTATTGAAACCAATTGGTGCTGGATACCCAACAAATCCAGCCACAATTCCACCTTGGAAATAATCACCAATTTTTAATCCGGCTGGAATTGATGCTCCTGCATCTGTTGCGACAGCAGCAAGACGGAAATTTGGAGTGGTTTGTGAATCTTTACAGCACTCAGAGGAAGAACAAATGCTTCCTGGTCCTTGGAATACACCACCAAGAGTTAATAAGCATTCTTTTGGTGTTATGTCATCTCTGCAATCGTCTATACCAATGCAGCACGCACCCAAGAATCCGTCGATGCAGCAATTTCTTTCATCACATGGTGTTGCTTCGTATTTTCCTTTGAGTTCATTGCATAGGTCTTGTGATGCAGAACTATCTGGTAGAGAATAGCAAATACCATTTACGCAGCAAGATGCATCAAGAGGGCAATTACTTGGACATCCTTCTTCGAGTTGATTGCATTTTACATTTGGATAAAATTTGCCATATACTTTAGAACAGAGTTCTTGATTAGTTTCCAAACAAACACCATTCACACAGCAAGAGCCACCAGAATAGCAATCACCAGTTAAATATCTTTCATTGCATGACTTGAAACTAAAATTACCGCTGATAGATTCACAGAATTCTTGTGATGTATAATCTAAGCATGAACGATGAACCATGCTGTTTGTATCATTTGCATCTTTACTACAATAGCAGCACGAACCGATAATCGAACTCTTGTATGTTTCGGTGGAATATGTTATTCCCTTACCAACCACATCTATTTGAACAGGACCTGTGACTTTACCACCAACTGTAATTCCTTCTGCACGGAATGAAAGTTTTGGATATACATTTTTTGCAGAGTCTGTTACTGTTATGAAAACGCCCTGATCAGTTCTGTTAAATACATTTGATGTATTCTGAACAGTTGAATAACCAGCGTTAATTGTATTTAAATATGAAGAAACATTTGCCTGAGTTGTTGTATTGATCCAATTTATATTATTAATAATACCAAATGTAAATCCGGTTGTATAATCTTGACTTACTTTAAATCGGAATGTATCTAATGTTGTACCAAATAAACTTCCGGTAACTGGAGTAATTTTAGATCTATAATAGTTTGTGTTTAGATCATTAGTTGCATCTATTTTTTGACCAAATCCTGCATCGGTGATGTACAACAAACTACCAGTTTTTCCAACGGCAGCATTTGTTGTGCCCGGAGTTGCAAGATAGAATGAATCTAAACTAATACCACCAGTTATTTCACCAACTAATTTTATAGTTTTGAAGTTTAATGAATATGGATTAGTTAATGAGAAGCCACCAAATATGCTTACGGCATCTACATCAGATGAACCAGTAAATGTAATTTTAAAGTTTGGGTTTGGATCTCTATATGAAGATCCTTTTGGAGCAGTAACACCAACGGAGAAGTAAGTATTTCCTTGGTATGTTATTCCCAAAATATAGTTTTGAATTAAAGCAGAAACAAACTGAATACCAGTTGCACCAGTAGGTCCAGTAACAGAATAACCAGTTATTCCACGAGGACCTGTAGATCCTGTCGGTCCTGTAACATAACGAACACCCGCAGAAACTAGATTATTTGGTATGGATGATGAACCGAATATCATTATTGATTATCCCTCAGAAGATTTGGAGTCTTCCATAATTTATATTGCTCTGAAGTCGATGCTGGTATTTTTCCATCACATCTCAATGCTCGTATTGGTCTAACTTTAAGTTCTGTGCTTCTGCTTTCTTTCTTAACCATAAAGTTAGTAGAATCACCATTAGAATCAAAATACATTGCCCATGCAACTGAACCATGTTCTGGTTTTCCAGAAGTATATACACCTTCAGTTGTTGAAGTTATATCAAAGGAACCAGTTGAAGACCAGTGCCAATCATATAAAGGAACTCCACCATTCGAAAGCAGGTAAGAATTTGCATTGAATCCATAATATGGATTGGTTGAATCGCTGACAGTATTTGCAGCAATAAATGCTAATTCATCATGACTTGGAAGATACCAATCTGTAATTTGACTTGGATTCCCAGTTAATCCATAGGAATTTGTATATGAACCATTGTCAAATAGTTTTACTGCACGAATTGCTGTAATGTCTGTACCAGATGAGAATTCATTTGATGTGAAATATGGAGAACGATTCAATTTCAAGTAATCTGCATTATCGGCAGATAGCATACGAATGGTATTGTAAAGACCCCAGTTTCTATTCCACAGACCATTAGCAGATTTCACATTTCGTGTAAACAATCTGGCAACTGGATCTGTTCCGTTCTTTCTGGTGGAATAGCAAGATTGGAAAGTTACATTTTTAATAGTATCAAGCGATTCACCAGTTACACCGTAGTATCCTTCACCATATCTCAAGTATGAGGAATCATATGATTGTGTAAGATAGGTGAAATCATCATAGGTGTAATTTGTAAGATTTAGAATTGGACCCCATGCAATACCATCACCATACCAAGGGAATGTATCTGCATAAGCCAATTCTTCTGTTGGATTTACTGCATTTCCCTCGTCATCAACAGATGCAGGATATAGTGAAACTATGATGTAATATGAATCAGCGTCTTGTGATACTGATGTTAGGCAGGATTCTCCTGTTACACCATAACCGACATAATCATTTTCGCTTGTGTAGTAACCAGCACCAGTTTCACCACCATACATGAATGACGCAGTTACACCTTGTCGTGAGAATGCATGTGCGCCACCTAATAGTTTTGAATTTCTTGGATTGTATATTCCAACGACCATACCACCACCGATTAAATCACCGGGGCGTAGGGTGAATCCAAGATAACCACCACATGTTAGTTGTGATGCACATGTTATACCACTGCATGATGTTCCACTACCATGATAATTTCCATTGTTGGAAAAACAGGTATAAGCATCAGTTACGGTGCATGTTCCATTTGTATAGCAACAAGCACCACTTCCAGATGAACATGTTGGATTTGTGTCATCAGAATAGCAAAGAACTCCTCTGCCCAAGAAACTACCACCAGAAGCAATACAATCTTCTTTTGTTAGATCTTTGCAGTTTCCTTTACCATCGCAGCAACCACCAGTTTCTTGGAAACATGTTTCGCAGTTAACATCTTTGCATGTCTTGTCTACACCAGTAAATACTGATTCAACAGAATCATTATTCAACATTAGGCAATCAAACGGTGATACATTCTCGATGCAGTATGTTGAAATCTGTCCATCTGTAGTATTCTTGACGCAGCATGAACCAACAGATTCACTGCAAACACTAGTAGAACCTATTACACCGCATGTAGTACCAATACCAGAGAAGAATCCATCACACAAACCATCTGTTGTGATTTCACATGTTCCATCGCCTTTACAACAGGCTCCTGTGATACCAGAATAAAAGTCTAAAACTTTAAGTGCATTTTGTGTGTAATTTCCTACAACAGTATTGCAGAAGTAATTACCACTACCTCCAACTTTATTGAAGATATAACCATACCATGTATTTTTCACTGAGATAAAATGGATGACATAGTTTTCACCACTTCTAAAACATGGCTGTCTATTGAATGGGAATACTACAGGAACTCCATCTAAATCTTTAAAACTGATACCACTATAATTTGCAGGAGACACACCATTTTGTATGTGTAAAGTAATTGCTAGTGGTGATACTGATGGTCTTGGTAAATTAATTCCTATAAAATTAGTTCCAGTATTATTTAAATCTAAAGAATAAATTTTTGGATTTGTCGTATTAGTATCTGTACCAGTATTCAAAGTAGCAATTGAAAACAACGAACCATTTGAACTTGTAGTAATAGAAGAAGAATTTGCTCCACTAGTTCTCTCAAATACATTTACTTTGTTTATCTGAACCGTGTCTGCAAGATTTAAATACTTTGCAGCACCAAGAGTTACACCAATTAATTTTCCGTTAGAATCTGTTGCTAATATTTGAGCAAGAGTTCCTGCACTTATTCCATACTCGCCGTCATATCGATCTACGGAAATTGTAATTGTATTTGAATCTGCGGTTACACCGATGTTTGATCTATAACCAGTGCTTCCCTTAATTGTTCGTAGTTGAACAACTCGTTCGGATGCGGTTGCTCCAACGAACACATAACCAGTTCCAGTAGAACCAGTTTTGCCATCAAAGTAAATTACCGTGTTTCCAGTTATACCATAAAGCAAACCAGAGGCAGCATAAGTTGTGCCATTGGTGAAACGGGTGATTAGTGTAAACCCAGATAGGGTTATACCAGAAACAATCTTTACAGCAGTAGCACCAGTAGGACCAATATAATCACTACCTCTTGGACCTTGAGGTCCAGTAGGACCTGTAATTCCATAGATTGTGATTCCTTTTATGGCTTTAAACTGGCTACTACCACGAATTGATGCCATATTAGATTCCTAGTATTTGTTCTAATGCTTGAATCCGTGCTTCTAGTGCTACGAGTTTTGCATCAACATCTGCGACATTAGGAGTGGACAATGTATCTGATACTTCTATGCTATTGAAGATAGCAGAATCTGGTAAGTATGATACTGTTGTATCTGCTTTGACTCGTAGCAGTGTTTTTGTATTGAATGTGGAAATTTGATTTGAAGTTCCAGCATTTGCTTCGATATTTGTTGAGAGTTTTGGTGTCTTGAAGTGTGTGATTTGTCCAGAAGTTACGGTTACACGATTCAAACCAAGAACTGGAACTTGTAACTCATATGTTGTATAAGTGGAATTCCACAATTCTTCTTGTTGCGTTATATGATCTAATACTATTGTGTTGTTTGCTGTATCTACTGAAGTGACAAATGCGTATGCTCCAACTCCCTTTCCGGTTGTTGGGCTAATTGGTCTTATTGATTGTTGTGCTAGAGCAGAAACAAAGGAGTAAGAACCATTTACGGATAATTGTTCATATGAACCATAATCAGTTCCATAGATGTTATATGCATCACTGTATGATGTTATGGACAAAACTTGTGGTGTGCTTGTGTCAACCCAACCATCTGGAACATTTGAATTTGAATCAACAGTTTGTATTGATCCAATATTTGATGTGCTTCTAGTGACTGTGTAGTTTTCAGCAGCAGATGATTCGTAGCCAAGGTAATTGATTACAAGACTGTTGTATAATTCATCAGAAGTTGGGCAAACCTGAAGAACTGGTTTGACAATGTAACCAGTTTCTTCAATGAACTCAAAGGTAACCCCACCAAGTACAGTTGGGCTTAGGAAGAAAATATCAGTTCCACCCGCACCACCCTCGGTTCCACTTATACCACTGATTATACCTAAAAGATTTGGATAGTTCATTAAACCATGTGTAACGATGGTTGCATATGTGACACCACTTGTTGCCTGTGCTATGGATTCAACTACACCAACTACTTCTGCTTGCGATAGATTAAAAGTTTCACTATAGTATGGATTTGCAATTGATTGAGTGAACTTACTATTAGCCACATCATAACGAATAACATTACCAGCAGCAATGGTTGAATCCCAATTCTTGCTAGTATCTTGCTTAAAAGACAACCGCTTACCATTGATGGTATCGGTTGAAGTTACGAGCATTCCTGTGATTGTAGAGTTATTAGTGCAAGATGGCATTTATGTTCCTTATGTTTCCAGACCTCTATCGTATGGACTATAATCTAAATCGGCATCTGCAACCATATGAACTAAAATATCATCAAAAACTACTGCACCAGTTGCAACATTGAATGCCACTCCATATGTAGTTCCAGAAGTTGTGAGTGTCGCTGCACCAGTTGGAGAGAATCTTGTTACTTGATTCCAACCGCGAGTTCCAGATGTTAGTCTCATATCTTTTACTGCGGTTTTGTTGTAACCATCATTAGCAACACCACTATCGGGTGAATATAGAGTGATTGATGGTGATTTTCTCATCGGTGTGTTGAAGTGATAATTGTATGTGTAATTTGGAGTTACAGTAAAGTCTATTGAAGTTAGATCATTACCACCAACTGTGGTGATTGTTCCTGGCAGAGTTGTTACTGGATAACTTGTGTAATAATATTTTGCTTGTCTAGTTTTTTCTTCTTCGGAATCTGTGTACATTACTGTAGAGATTGATCCGACTTCTAATTGTACTGAACTTATACTTACTGTAGTATTTGGCTGTATCTTAAAACCAACACCAAAATAATGATCACCCGATATACCAGAATTTGAAACATATGGTGGAAGAAAAGTAAATGAATATTGTTGCCAATATGAATCAATCGGTGCAATTGAAAACATACTTTTGTATTCAGTTGTGTTTGGGCTTACTGCTTCTCTAAAATAACAACCCAAAGTGGTTCCAGTTACACCGGCAGAATATTTTGCGTAAAAAGAAAGAGTTAATGGAATTCCACCATATTTTGTGGAATTTTCTTGTTTATTTTCTAAATAGCAATAGCCACCAGTTACGGATGTGATATTGTTTGCAACTGTAATATAGTATTTTGAACGACTATATTGCTCATCGCTCTTACTAAATAGTTCTCTATAAATGGAAATAGAACCAGTGCTTCCTCCGGTTCTTTTTTGAGTATCTATTGCATACCATCTATCTGCTGTTTTTTCTGTTTGTGCAGTGTATGTTGTGCCACTAGCTCCGATGTTTGAGTACTTTGCATTATATGGTATGGTAAAGGTTGTTCCCCTTTGCCATAAATCAAAATTACCGTTTATTATTAAATTAGATGTGTTTTGATTTGTCATTTTTTATTAACCAAATTGAGTTGAAGGCCAACCACTAATACTATACGAGTTTGGAATAAATGTATATTTACTTGAAACAATAATTGGACTTCCAGTTGTTGTTCGTGTATTTGTATCGAACTTATACATTTCTAATAAAATGTTACAATTAAATTGTTGAGTTGGCATTACACCAGAATTATTATACAAATATGAAACTGGAGTGAAATAAAGATTTTCACAAATTGCACCATATGCTGCATTCCATCCTAGTATTGCACTTTCCAAAGTATATCCAGAAGCACCAGTCATCTGATCCATGAATTTATTTTCGCAAGATGCTTGAATATATTTTGAAGCGTCAGAACCAACACCACCAAGAGTTATATTATTGATATTAAATGATGATGGTTTTGTGGCGGGGTTCCCGCCGGCGGTGCCGGCGGGAGTATATACGATTGGATATGAACCATTTGAATCTGGAATACTTATCGTTCCAGCAGTCAATCCATATGTAAATATTTGATTACTTTGTGGAGTATATCTGAGGGGTTGAATAATTGGAGTTATTAAATCAGAAGCAGTGTTAGTTTGGCTAGTATAGGTGGAACTGCTACCCGCTATTAAATAAACTCCATTTATTGAATAACCATTTCTTCTAATTTCTATTCTTAGATTAGAATTATCTTGAACTGAGATATTACTGTCATTAAAATATGTTGAAGTAATAGTAGTTCCAGCATATGTGCTATACTGTTTGTTTAGCGAAAAGGTAAAATATGATGGACTAAAATCTTTTTCTGGAATTATTTTAATATTTGTTAATTTATAGACATCCGCAGTTATACCACTTGTTGAAAACAGAAAACCATCGTTAGTAAAATTTGAAATATAATCTACTTTAATTGTTGTCGAACCAGATGAAGAAGTAGTAGAAGTTTCATTTGAAGTTAGTGGATAAAGAATACCAGAATTATTTTTGTTAGCAATACTGGTTTCTAATTTATTTGGTGTATTAAGTTTTAAATCTAATTTCTTTGTTAAACGACCGTTGCCTGTACTAGTATTTACTGTAATATACATCAATCCATGTACATGACCAGTTGTTCTGAGGTTTTTATCCTGCGGGGTTGTACCAGTATCCCACAGAGCAGCAGTGATACCGTTAATACTCAACACACCACTTGTTGCAGTTGCATTTGTGGATGAAGAACTACTTGCGGCAGTCAAACCAATATAACCACGATATGGAAGAATTAATCCAGTATCACCAGTTAAACCAAGAAGCATTGGCTTAGAAACATAACTTGTAACATCTGGTTCGAGTGTAGTACCAGCACCAGAGACTCCACCACTCAGGAAGTAAACTACACCTTTCTGAAGTGTAGCACCTGCGGTTCCTAAAAAGTTTGCAACAACAGATGAACCACTTACTTTACCAGTAGTAGCCACTTGTGCATTTCCACCAGTAAATCCTATAACAACACCCACTACTTCTGATGTGCATTCGTCGTTGGCTAGTGCTTTTTCTAGTCTACCAGTAGAATCTAGGTAGACTATATTTCCAACAGTAACACCGGAATTTGCTGGTAGAACAACATTAATACCCGAAACATCTACACCATAACTTGATGATAAAACACCATTTATAGTAACATTACCATTGAATGTTACATTTTTGCTTATAGTACTAGCAATGTCTAATGTATAGCCACCCTGTGTGGAAGTTTGTGGCCTGACAAGAATACCATCTCCTCCGGTTATACCTCCAACTTTGAGAGCATTTAACCGGGTAATCATCTCATTCGTCTTGGCGTACCAAGCACCGAATGTTGTTCCAAGACTTATTGAGTTTATTGAGGTAAAGTCAGACATATTATCCTATTATTTCTTTTACTTTAATGTTATTTAGGTAATATAGACCATCGGATCTTTTTTGTGCCAATGCAACGAAACTGTTGGTAATAGGAACATCAGATGTAGTTATTCCTGTTATCTTAATATAATATCTACCAGAACCACATGAAGATGTATTTCTAACATTCAATGGGTGATGCCCTTGTAGTCCAACAGTGTTACAAGTCGCTAATTCACCAGTATAGGTTTCACTTGCAGTAGTATTTAATGTGAAACCAATATAGTAGTTTTCTTGAATATCTGCTAATGAAAAATCTACTTCCATATCAGTGACTAAAAACAACCAGAAATATAATCCAGAAGAATTTGCTTTACATAAAAACCACGGATCTGGCGATATTCCATCCCCATAATTTTTAAATGACAGAACATTACTAGAAGTTTTATATAATAATAAATCTGGGTGTATTGGAGTAGCACCTTCCCAACCAGGTCCAGTTGAAGACGATGAACCATAATTCATCAGTACATTTAACCAATTGGCAAACATTTGATTTGTTAATGTTTGCTCAACATTCATTCTAAATTGAATTTCATTCAGTTCTTGGGCTTGTAATATCTTACCGGGTTCAAATGCAATCATTTTATAGCCAGTAGAATATATTCCATTGGCTGGAACACCAAAATCAACAGCACCAAATGTTGGTGGTGTGAATCCCGGAATATTAGTTAAGGTTTCTGTTATTATACTTGCGTTTGCCATATTAGATTAAGAATGAAAGTTTTGCGGAAGAATCCGATCCAGTCGTGGTATCGAATGAAATATTATTGCTCAATATTTTGGTTGAAACATATTCAACATTATTTAGTTCATACTTTGGCTCAATTATATCACTTACTGTAAAAGTATCATTACCTATTTTGACATAATCTGCACCTGTTAATACAGTAAACAACAATTCATCTACACCAGCAATTTCTAAAGTAGAAGATACAGCAGTATTTGTTTCATCGTAATTGACTTCTACAGCCACTAATGCAGAACTATAATCTGATTGTGTTGCTGTCGCATCATTAGTTTTAATTGTAACTGTTGTAGTTCCTGCTGTGTTATCAACAAAAATTTCACCAGCTTCAATATCTGGTAGAATAGGTGCAGCAAATCCTGTTTTTGCATCTAATGTAATAAGAGTTGTCATTCTTCCATTATCTGATTCATTTGGTTGTAGGTTTATTGTTGGATCTACACCATTAGTTGTTGTAAGATTTTTGACAATTCCTACTTTAGAGAATACTGTTTGTTTTGTTTCAATACTCGCACCAGTAAGATCAGTTGCTGACAATTGTTTTATTATTGATATTCTTGGTGTTGGTAAGAAAGTAGATGGATCTGACAAATCAGGCATCAATACAGCATTTATGGCATGTTGAAGTTTTGTGCTAGCCGCATTTGGTATGCTAAAGTGTGGATTTACAAAATTAGTACCAGCAGAGCGAAGAGTTATGCCGTTTGCTATAAATGCATTTCTTCTTATATCATAATAAGTTTCTATATTTCCTGCTGCGCCTATTCCAAGTGGATCTAAGAATGTAATCTCTGGTTTTTGTGTCTTTACAATTCTATCTTCAATCGAAAGAGAAGAAACATCAAGTTGGAGGTAAACAATACCACCATTTAAATTCTGACCGTATAGGTAATTATTGTATTGAATGTAATAGCGATTATTTACATCGATGGAACCCAAATTGACTACTAATTCATCAATTGGATTTCTTACAATTGCAGAAGATGAATTTAAATAATCAATATGAATTGATTTATATCCTAACATATCACCAATAGAGTGACAAACAGAACATGTCCAATTAGAGGAACCAACCCCGGATACTAAATCTCCTTTGGTGTGTACTACTGAAGTCAATGGATCTATTGTATCTTGATTGTAATAAAAATAACAAGAACCCGTAACACCAGCACCATGAGAACATAGAGAATTATATTTTGAAGAATATGATCCAGATGTTACTTGAGTTGTATAATCATATAAACTACTAACCGGCATTACTGTTTCTGTTAAGAATTTACTCAAAGCAAAATCAATTTTATACATTGCCATCCAAGCATATCCATCAGAATATAATTGAATTCCGTTGGTGTGTGTTGGTTGCTGTGTTGATCGGAATGTATTTTCCCCGATCAATCCAGTTGATTGATTTTTACCAACACACAGATATACTATATCCGATACATTATTATAAACATAAGATTGATCTCCAAGAGAACCGACATAATATGGTTCATATTCAGAATTGTATGACCAATTAACTCGTGGAACAACAGTCGAAACCTCATCTTGGGTAATTCTACTGACTAACGAAACATCGGTATCATCGACAGAAGCAGCAGCACCTGATATACCACCCATAAAAATAAAGAATTTGCTTACTTCGTCTTTTGTAGTTTTTGCTGTAAATGATTTTATTTGATTTTTGATTGTCATGTTTATCCTTATGCTCAGGGACAACTACCGCATTGTGCAGTGGCGCAAGTTATAAGATTCGCATTTGGCGATATATCATTGGGATTTGCTCTATTTAATTCAATAAAACTTTGTATTGTCATATTACCAAGAGTTCTGGGTATAGTTCCTACTATAGATTGTTTGACATCATTATCCCAAGTAGGAAATACATGTTGTGGATAATAACCAGTTGTGCCCATCGGGTCGCAATAATTAGTGCAGCAATAGCATGTATAGTTTTTTTGATCTGTACACGCATTACTTTGATGATATAGTGAATATAGATTTAAACCTGTTCCAGCAATACCTGTTGTTATCCCCGGAAACATCAATAGATATCGTCCAATTACAGGAAGTTCGGTGTAGTCAACTGGGATGTTTGTATCAGTATTATCATCTGCACCAGTATCTACATCATCTAATGGAACATATTGTTCAAAGAATCCCAACATACCAGCCGGATGAGTTCCAGCCAATAATGTATTTTTATAATTTTGAGCCTGTTCTGTTGTTGCATCTGAAGTAAGAATATATGAATATTCTTGCCAGAAATAATCATCTGGAAGAACTGCTTCATTTAAAGCAGCACCAAACAAATTGGATCTGTTTTGTGTATCATAACCTACATTTCCGGCCAATACATCATTTTGAATTGGGTTATCTGGATCAAAGTTTTCTGGAAGATCAATTATGTCACTTGGAACAAAATCCCAAGAAAAATCAACATATTTACCACCGTTGAGTCTCATCAAATACTTCTTGGGGTAATCTATATTAACATTGGTAACATTGTATAGAGTTTTTAGAAGATAGCGATATGCTGGCTCTGTTCCTTTTGTGATCAAAAAGTCACTCTTGATTGATCGTATAAATGATCGAACATATTGTTTGTCTACTGCTGAAATTGATGGCAGAGATATAAATGGAGCGTATGACTTGATGTATTCGTCTAAGAAAGCGTCTGGAACACGATCTATGTCTAATAGTTCTTCGATATCATATGGTGTAAGTTGAACATCCTGTTTCTTAAAACCACAGTAAATCCAGTTGTAGTAACTCTTTAAGAATGCTATTAAATAGTTTTCATTAGAATCTGTACCATAATTTTGTTTAATCCAGAATGGAATTTGTGATTCTATTACAGATGGAGCCACGCAATAATTCTGCCCCACTGGATCAGAACTAGAAGTTACATTATTTTGTATTAAATTCTTTACATAATTTTTAAATGGAATAGCCTCTTCCAATACTTCTTGGGATGGTGTTGTTTGAGGCTTTTTAAGTAAAACTGTTGTTAGCATTTTATCTTGCTACTGGTGTTGTACCTGTTATGTTGAGTTTCAAATAAACTTCATCTTGAGAATTAATAAGTGTTGTTGTTACTGGATTGACTTTAACATCAAATGAATCTGTAGAAAGATTTGGGTATATTGATACTGTTCCCTGTGTATAGTTTATTTCACCGACAACAGCATTTAAATCTATACTAGCATCAGTGGAGCCTTCGGGTATACCATAGAGTCTAAGTTTTCCGATGGATGGTGGATTTGTTGTGTTTGTGTATATAACAGGAACATCTCTGATTTGTACTGTTCCTTGTGAATAATATGGACTTACAAATGAAGAAGATACAACACCAACACCTGAAGTTGAATCTGTTCCTTTTTTGATGCTATTTTTAAAATTTAATGTGGTAGTTCTTGTCGAAGGTGATACAGTATATTGTAAACTCAAATCCTGTATAGAATCTATGCTATAGCCAGTATATGACTCTACGGTAGAATTCACATCACTATATTTTAAACTAGAACCGAATGACCCAATTGGATACATTGCTTCTAAATCAGTAATCATTCCATTTATTGCTGTTGTTGGATCTGTTGCCGCATTAGTGCCGTACTGTGTATTTAATGTGAAATTGACAGTCATTGCCTTCGGTGGAATATACTCTGGCAAGATAGTAACAACTGATCTTTCTTTTATCTTTGCTATAGCATCTTTTATGATGGAATTATCACTGGTTGCAATATTAGCAGCAGTGAATAATAGTCTTCCATATATTGGAGGTGAATTTTCCTCACCACCCCACACATTTATGTTCGTGAATCCCATCTGAGACAAGAAACCATAGTAATCATATTTAGTTACTAGGCGTTGTTGTGCCGAGAATACGCTTGGTGCTATTCTTCTTGCCTCATCTAGATCTGGAGAATTCATACCACCAGATGCTGGTTGTATGTTTACAACAGAACTTCCATTAGGAACCACCACTGGAACAAAAGTAGCAGCGGCATTTCCATTTGAACCATTGGAGGAAATATATTGAATCTTTACTTTGTCTCCAGCAACCAAATTAGCAGAAGAACTTGATGTGGTTCGGAATTTAACAATAAAACCTGCTGTGGTTCTTTCTAAACTGTATAGATTTGATGTTGGTTCTATAAATGCACCACTATATGTGTCTACTCTTGACCAGTAATTATAGATGGCATCAGTGGTTCGTTGTACTTCTACTTTGAGTGTTCTGATGTCCATGTTCAGATCAGGAATGAATATCTTCTGATCTGGAAAATCGAAACCATCTCCACCATAACTCAATTCAGTTTTTACACCCTCATACATAGTGAAATAGTTGGTTTCATTGGATGGAGCAGATGAACCACCAACTGGAATGGAATCTATATTCCAAAACTGATATCGTAGACCTTCTGGGGTTACTCCATAAACACTCACTGTAAATGGATCAATAACTGAAGTACTAGTAACGCTTCGTAGTTTTATTCGCGTGGTAGCACTGGTTTTAGTTGGTAAAACATAACCTAATGGCTTAACTAGAGAAACTATAGATCTTTCTAGTTGGGCTGAATCCAAAAAGGACTCGTTAGAGATCATATTTGCAAAGTGAGCGTAGTATAAAGTGTTATATGTCAACAAATCCAATAGAAAGTTAACAGCAGAACCTTCAAAGTTAAGATCCTTTACGGTATCTTGCTTCTTTAGGTAATCGACCAAAGAAGCCCGTATGCTGTCAAAGTCTAGTTCTGATAGGTTAATTTGTGCCATATTTTTATACCGTTAGTACAAGTGTTTGGGTTAGGAAGTTTTGTTGACCATTATTTAACTTATACTTTATATTTATTTTGGCATCAGCCGCGCTTGTATCTTCAAGGGGATACAAGACTTCTACAGAATCTACTATTATTCTTGGTTCTATTTCTTCTAGGATCGTTTTTATGTCTTTTTGTAAAAACGCTATATCAACCGGAGATGGATTATCAAATAACAAATCAACGGTTCCTGTTCCAAAATAATTGTTGAAAGGACGCTCACCCTTTCGAGTCAGGACAATATTCTTTATCGACTGAATAATCGAAGAATTGTTGGATACAAATGATATGTCTCCGGTGTCTGCATTCTTTTTAAAGAAGATGTCTAAGTCCCTGTATTTCATTGATGCCTTATTGAGTATTTAGTTTCAATTTAGTGGCTCTGTTATCATGATTTGTGGATTCTGTGTCTCTCATCAACAAGACATCCATAAGATGCTTTGTTCTCGCAATATCATGGTTAATAGCAGATACCAGCCAAATTCCACCATATCTTTTATTACCCATATTAAGTTTGACTTTCATTCCGGGTCTTAAGGTGAAGTCGCCGTTCAGTTTAATTGCAATCTTATTTGTGTTGATCTGCATCATTTGTGCATTTCTATACAATGGACGCTCCGGTGGAGTGTTCCAGAATGTGCAATATGTCTGGGAATACTTAAGATAATCTAAGAAATACTTACCAATACACGGACAATTGCAGTTTAATGGATTCTTGGTATCTCCCCACACACAACCCAACCAATCCTCACCAAGTACATCTTCTATGAGAGTACATTCCTTTATTTCCTCTTCAAGATCTTTGAGTTCTTTGAATGTTGGTTCAGGACCAGTTATTCCCATAGACAATCTGTCTGGACGCAATTCCTGACATGGGCAATTGCAAAGTGGATTGTCATCTGGACATGGTGTGTTATCTACTGGATTTGGATTTGAGCAGTTATAACCAGCACAAAGTGTATCAAGTTGAATGCTTTCTCTGGACATTACCACAAACTGAGCAGCAAAGTTTCTGTCAAATGTAGAATCATCCTCTTCTAGTTCTGGACCAACGATTCCATATTCGGTTTCACCAGATATATCGTTCTTCCAAACAGAAGCAGTCAATCCAGCCAATTGTGGATGTTGCCATATAGCAGAACCGTAATAATAACCATAGAATGCCGTTTCTTCTTCTGGTTCTACTCTGTCGTTTCTATTTCTTAAATCCAGTTCAAAGAAAGAAATCCAAGGTTCGTTTTCATATATTTCTCCGGGATAATATGAGGCGTTTGATTTAAAATAATCTTTAGACACTGGTAATGTATTATCACCATAACTACTAACATATATAACCGTATTTCCCGGATATAACATAACCGAATTATACTTAAATGAGGTTGGAACATCACTACCATCATAGTACCAATTTGAGAAGAAACCACTGTTGGGATTATCACCATAATCAATTTCAATAAAGTTAGTTATCCACGACAAACAATAGTACAACGGGGTCAAATATGCGGTATTAACTCCTTGGGGCCTTATATTATTAATTTCAAAATATGATGTTGGTAATGATAATGGATTTGTTCGTGTAACCGATTTTACTAAATCATAATAAAATGCCTCAGTTGATATAGTAAAAGACGAATAACGATTGCTTGCTAAATTTGGAGAATATAAAACAGCATTTCTAAACGAATCAAACCTTACTGAATTATTATCATTTGTTGTGTAAAAATTGTTACCACGGAATGGAGATAAATAGGTTACTATGTTAGCTTCATTATAATAAAGACTCTTTTTATACCAAGATGGCATTAAACCATATGATGTAGCGTAAGATCCGGCATAAGTATAATACTGATTTGAATAGGAATCAATCGAATATATTGGATTCGTGTATCCCTTTTCCATAACATGGAAGTCTTTATTATTGACTAATGCTTTATTTTCTGGTTTTAATTTTTGTTTTTTCTTCCGTATTCGTTTAACAGCAACATCAAATCCATATGGATCTTGTCCTAAGACAGATATATTGTAATCAACAGATTTTGTTCCGAATGGACCAGCAGTTAGAAGAACATGATATGGTAAATAATATTCTGAGCCTGGAGTATCATAAAAACCTTTAGGAAAATCATATAGAGTATTTGTACCAATTGGTTTTTGAAATTCTACTCGCACAAAACTTTCAATTTCTTCTAAAACAGTTTCAATTGGCCGTTTTGGTTCTTCATCATCTGCTGGTGGCTGAATATCTGTAAAATTTCTAGAATTTAAATATTCTATTGGATTAAAATCTTCTATTCGCTCCATACCAAATGGTTCTAGAACACACACACCGGGATCATATTGTGACAAAAATGCATTACCTTTATTGTCCGAGTGTACAAAATCAATCTCAAATTTAATATTTTTTACTAGTTTTCGAGTACCACATTTAACTTCGCTTTCTTGTGTTGAAGTAAAAGAATTAGAAGTAACATTACTAGTATTACCATATTGAGTTCCATCCCAATTTGTTACTAATTTATTTACTATTGTAGAAATAATATTACTTTTTGTTAAATTACTTGGATCATGATCCGTAATTACTTTATCATAAATACCATAACTTGTGCCGGTTTCAGTCTTGATTTCTACACCATCACATTCGCCTGGTGGTGGTTCATCGCAACATGGACACCTTTCACCGCCGCCGCCACCGCCGCCGCCGCCGAAGCCGCCGCCGGGATTGCCGGTGCTGCAATCACAACCCGGGCACCACGGATCGCGCGGCGGAATTACCGGACCAGTGCTTTCCCATTGCGTGGTATTTTTAACTCTTACTGTAATAAAATATAGAAATTGCTTAATTGGATCAGGATCAATAGCAGAACCAGAATCTGGACCACCCGCTGGATCAAACAACGAAAATGCAGGATTTACTTGATATCCAACATCAAAATCATAACCAGAGTCATAATGTGGATGTTTTATCTTTGGATCAATTGTATTATCATTATCATAGAAAATTTCATAAGGATAATATGAAGTTGCTCCAGATGGAAATCCTTTAAAGTCCGCAGTGACTCCATCACCAAGAGAAGAAATTAATTGAGATACAACAGACTTTTGTGCTAATTTTTCATATTTACTACCACGAATTGGTACTCTCTTTATTGATTTAATATTAAACAAATTCTTCTGTGAATTGTCAGCAGTAAAACCAATTTGATTGGAGATAAAGAATGCTTTTCTATTTTTATATTCTTCGTATACTTTTGTGAAGTTTTCTTTTTCACTAATAATTATATCTGCCATAGAATCAAAATAAGGAGAAGCAAGTAATTCTTGTCTATTTCTGATTGGATTGCTAAAATAATCTTTTATGTACTTTGATTTTATTTCTTCTGAGCAAAAACAGTCTCTCCCTACACTCAGGCGATTCTCCTGGCACTCTTGTATAGCCACTGGATCACTGCATATAGGAAGATCCTCATACTTTGGTTTTACGTCTTGAAGTCTAGTAATTGCATTTTGTATTGTTTCTTTTGCAATATCAATTCTCTTCAGTTCTAGATCATAAAGATATTTGGTTTGCAGATCTGGTGTTTCGCGTAAATACATCAAATCACCAATTGTTGTATTAAAAGGCTCAGACTCAAAGTCATAACTCAAAGACAAACCAGCAGGGAACATAGCAGGTAAAGTAGAACCAGTTGCTCCCATATAGTTAACCATATCACTAAATGCACCAGCAGCCACAACTCCATATTCTGGAGTAAATACAACATCTTCTAATGCAGTGATGTCTTGATAACGAGTATCACAGCAAATACTACAACGATATACTTTCCACTTTTCTTTTAGATTTTTCTTGTTTGCATATTCTATTCTTTTATCTTTGATCTTTTGCTTGATATCTTTTTGAATCTTCTTGCAGATTTCTCCATCGAGATCAACTTGATCAAACATTGGTTGCCATGATACCATTCCATCTCGGTTAGATAGAGTATAGCCATGATGTTCCCACTCTACAGTCTTATCTCTGTTACTATAACTCGGAGAGAAATAACCAGATACATTATCATTTATGATATTGGCAACTGTTGGCTTGGTGTCAACGCTTGTATCAAATAAAGGATGGTTTTCTACTTTTAACCATTTATTGTAATCTTTGAAATAATCATAACTTACTTCTTTGAACGAATGTGATTCATTATAATCAAGATATTCTCTATATGGTTGATCCCATTTAGGTTCAATTAAATAATATTTGGATGCTATAGCATTTGATTCAAATAGTCTTAAGAAATTGGCTTCTTGTACTGTCTCCAATGTGTAAATGTTTTTATTCTGAGTTGGAATATTAGTTACTTCATATTCTCTGACTACAGATTCCTTCAGCAAAGATTCAATACTTCTAAAGTTCCATCTGTCAAGATCTTGCCAAAATAAGAAATTACATGCATATTGGTTTTCCTCACCAACTGCATATTCTGCCAAAAACTGCATTAATTGTGCTGCTTTAATTGGTCTTGTTAATTTGCCCCAAGGATATAAAGACTGATTCTGTTTGTACCAGATCCAGTTTCCAGTTGGTTCAATAAACATTTCTTTTTGTGTCGTATCAGTATTAGTTTTTCCGGTTTTGAAAAACTGATTATTGATCATATTAACAAGACCAACTGGAGTATCCTGATTGGCATTTTCTTTAGATGATGCAATTTTTGTAATAATATCTGCGCCGGTTAATCCAGCCAGTTCTGTAAATTCTCTATAAGTAAGCAAATAATGTTCATATGAGCAGAATTGAATTTCTAATTTTACATTAGTTACATTTACATCTTCTTTAACCTTATTGTTTGCAATCTGATCATCTGATGCTTTTACATTGTAAATCTTAAAACGCAAAGACTTATATGAATTGGGAACCTGTGGATTTTCCATCTTAACAACTAAATCTTCAAATCCAGTGAAATTCACTTGTTCCATAGTTGAATTTAAATCACGAATAGTCAATTTACCAACAACAGATGCTTCAAACATTCCTTCAACCATTTCCATTG